GGCTGGCTGACACCGCTTGGTGCATTGCTGCCCATTATGTGGTATAGCATTCGCATATACGAAACTGAAACTTTTCAGCAGATTCTAGGCCGTAAGAAGGACAATACCGATGTCAACGACGACTAATCTTGCCCTTAACGAGCCAGCATATAACAGCACATCCCCAACGTGGGACCAGCCGCTGAACTACAACGCCACCATCCTTGACCAGATGTTTGGCAACACGACCGGCGTATCCGTTAACACAGGCAGCAGTTCGACATATACTCTTATCACAGCGCCCAGCTCGACCGCTGCCGGTTCAACATCGCAAGCTATGCGGTTCAATCTCACGGGTTCCTTGGCAGCAAACCAGACAGTTTTGCTTCCGCAGAGCGTGGCAGGCATGTGGATTGTCAGCAACAACACAACGAACGCGTTCACCGTGTCGATTGGCTCTAACAACGGCAGCAACGTCGCAGCCGGTACAACAATAGCCGTCCCTCAAGGCTACAGCGTTCTTGTTTATTGCGATGGCACCAATGTGCGCCTTGCAAATGATGGCGGCGTCCCCAGTTCCCCAACATTTACTTCTATCGGCGTTGGAACAGCAGCATCTGGGACGTCCGGTGAAATTCGTGCTACCAACAATATCACTGCCTACTATTCTGATGATCGGTTAAAAAATCGCCTTGGCGGCATTGAAAATGCTTTGGATAAGATATTGTCCCTCACAGGCTTCTATTATGAAGCCAACGAGACGGCGCAAGCTTTAGGCTATGCACCTATTCGCGAGGTAGGTATATCGGCGCAAGACGTTCAAGCTATTTTGCCGGAAATTGTTGCCCCCGCCCCTATCGATTCAAAATATCTTACAGTTCGATATGAACGCCTTGTGCCATTGCTTATTGAGGCTATTAAGGAATTGACAAGTCGTGTGAAGGAATTGGAGGCTGAATAATGGCTACCCCTGCTTCTGGACCTATATCGATTAGCGATATTAACTCAGCTTTTGGGCTTGGTTATGCTTTGTCAGCATACCGTGGGGTTACTTGGTATCAGCCAAATTCATTGAATACTGGAACTTTTTCCAGCTCCAATCTTGGGATGGATCAATTCTATAATAAGCAATCTACGGACCCTGCCTCGCCCGGTTCTGTAACTTATACCAACAGCGGTTCCTTTACCGTTCCGCTTTATAGAAATTCCATTACTTTTCAAGTTTGGGGAGCTGGCGGCGGTGGTGGAGATGCAGGTGGCCCCACAGGGGCGCATACAAATGGTGGCGCAGGCGGCTCTTCATCCATAACGGTGTCTGGCAATGCTTTAGTAGGCAATGGCGGTGGCGGGGGTATTTCACCCGCAAGTGATAGAAGTGGCGGCGCTGGTGGCAGTGCAGGTTCCGGCTCCGGGGGGACGTCTAGCGTTTCTGGAACTGCTGGCGGGAATGGACAACGCCAATCCGCAGGCGGCGGTGGAACCGGCGGCAACGGAGGTAGTGGGGGTGCCGGTGGGTTTGTCCCAAGCAGTGGTTATTATAATGGTAGCCCCGGCAATGCACCGGGGGGCGGTGGCGGTGGAGCGGCCTTTGATGAAGACGTAAACAATAGCGCAAAAAGCTGGGGAACCGGCGGCGGCGGCGGTGGCGGTGGGTATACCACGTATACTTTTAACACTTCAAATGGGCCATCTGCTGGCACAGTTATAGGGTTCGCCGTGGGTGCGGCAGGATCGGCAAACACGGGCGGCGCTGGTGCAATTGGTCGCATTACAATAGCTTGGAATTAACATGACGTTTGAATGGACCTTCCCCCAGTTTATCGTGTCGCCGACATACGACGGCCTGACCGATGTGGTTACGGCGGTGAATTGGGTATGCACCGGCACCGATGGCACGATCTCATCGTCAGCCTCGGGAACGGCCAAGCTTGGGACACCAAACCCTGCCGAGTTTGTGCCCTATGCCGACATCACCTACGACATGGCCTACGCATGGGTCGCTGGATGCATCAGCATACCGGCTGTCGAAAACGAGATCACCAAGCAAGTAGAGCAGCTATCGCAGCCTGTTTTGCAGACGCAAGCGGCACCATTCTAAGAGGGCATCATGGCATTTGGCATCGACGACGCGATCAGCGCAGGCCTGCAGATCGTCAACAAATTCATTCCCGACCCAAACCAACGGGCGGAAGCTGAGGCAGCCCTACGGACCTCCCTGCAGGGCTGGGATGCACAACAGACACAGGTGAATGCAAATGAAGCACAATCGTCTTCTATTTTTGTTAGTGGCTGGCGGCCTGCTATTGGGTGGGTTGGCGCACTTGGCCTCGCATACCAATACCTTCTGCGTCCAATCGCCGTTGGGGCGGGGTGGCATGATTTGCCTACTTTGGATCAGTCCCTTATGGAATTAGTAACCGCCATGCTTGGTATGGCTGGTTTGCGTACCTATGAAAAGACGTTGGGTGTCCATGCAAAGTAACTGGCAGCCCTGCTTCGTACTCATCCTTCAAAACGAGGGCGGGTATGTTGACAATCCCAAAGACCCCGGCGGCGCAACTAATCTAGGTTGTACCAAGGCGGTTTGGGAGCAGTATGTCGGTCATGCAGTGACGAAAGACGACATTGCAGCTTTGACGCCGGAAGATGTCGAACCGCTCTATCGCGCAAGGTATTGGGATGCTATAAGCGGCGACGATCTCCCTGTAGGGGTGGATTATGCCGTCTTCGATTTTGCCGTCAACTCGGGGCCGTCCCGCGCAGCGAAAGCCCTTCAAGCGGTTCTCGGTGTTAATGCGGACGGAAAAATCGGGGCCAGTACACTTAGTGCTCTTGAAGCGGCAAACCCTCGTGATGTTGTCACGTCCGTCTGCGAAGCCCGACTAGCTTTTTTGCAAAGTCTTGCCACCTATGATACCTTCGGCAAAGGCTGGTCTAAACGCGTTTCGGAAGTCGAGCGAATTGCTTTTAACTTGGCTAGGTAGTCATGGATTACAACACTTACGTTCAGCAGATTGCAACGATGGCGGTGGTTCCGGTGACGGACACCAACTATCAGATCATTTTGCCACAGATGATCTCGTATGCCGAGTTGCGGATGCAGCGCGACATCGACTTTCTGTCAACCCAAATTAGCACGACCGCATACTCGTTTACGGCAAACAACAACACGCTGACAATCCCACAGTCGCAGTTTGTCACGACTGAAACATTGGAAGTGATCAATGGCTCTGGCGCGTCTTCGCCTCTGTTGCCGGTCACGAAGGAATTCCTGCAGAACGTGTACGGCAGTGGCTCAACCGCCGGTCTTCCTGCCTATTATGCCGAATACGGTGGCGACGCTGCAACCACCGGCTACACCTCCCAGATCATGATTGTCGGCCCTATTCCTGATTCGGCATATCAGGTGCGCCTGACGGGCACCGTGCGCTCTGCGCCGCTTTCGGCCACGAATACGATGACATACATCTCGACCAACTTGCCAGACATGATGATCATGGCATCCATGATCTACATCTCGGCATACCAGCGCAATTTTGGCCGTCAGTCGGATGATCCGCAGATGGCCCAAAGCTACGAGAACCAGTATCAAGCCCTTCTGCGCTCGGCCATGGTCGAAGAAAACCGCAAGAAATACGAGGCTTCGGCTTGGTCATCCTACTCCCCTGCGCCTGCCGCAACCCCGATCAGGGTATAATACATGCCGCATAACACGATTAAGCTTAAGCCCGGCGTCGAGACCAACACCACGTTGGCACTCAACGAGGCTGCCTATTCGTCTTCGGCCCTGATCCGGTTTCTTCCAGAGCGCAACGGCTACGGTCTGGCCCAGAAGCTTGGCGGCTGGGTGGCCTACTTTAACTCCGCGCTATCATCAAAGGTTAGAGCGCTGAAGGGCTGGGCCGATCTTAACGCCACCAACCATCTGGGAATTGGTGCCGAGGCGCAACTTGATGTCTTGACGGGCAATAATCTGGTTGACATCACCCCGCAGATAACGATCACGAACTCTGCCCCAAACTTCTCGACAACATCTGGATCAAATACCGTCACCGTTACAGACGCGGGGATTACCTCGTCAGTTCTGGACTTTGTAAACTATGTCACGCCCGTATCGGTCGGCGGACTGATCCTCACCGGCCCCTATGCCATCTACACGGCAAGCGGCACCACATACACGATCAGCGCCTCTGCACTGGCAACGGCCACCGTCACCAGTGACGGCGCATCCTATGCATTCTCGACGATAAGCGGATCGTCAATCATTTCCACGACATTCAACAATCACGGCTACAATGTCGGCGACAGCTTCTATGTCGGAGTTGCGACAACTTTAGGCGGTTTGACGCTATCTGGCCTGTACACAGTTCTAACCGTGCCAACGACAAACACATTCACATTCTCCGCCGCAAACACTGCAACATCGTCGGCTGGCCCCGTTTCAATCAATTCCGGCAACATCCAATCGACCTTTTATGTGGCCCTTGGCCCACAACCTACTGGCAGCGGCTTCGGCGTCGGCGGCTTCGGAACTGGCGGATTCGGTGTTGGAACGACCCAGCCTTCGGTGCCCGGAACGCCTATCACAGCAACCGATTGGACGCTTGACAACTTCGGCCAAGACCTAATCGCCTGCCCAGCAGGTGGTGCCATTTATTATTGGCAACCCGGTGGACAGTTACAAAACGCGCAGATCGTGGGTGGAGATGGACCACTGGTAAACAACGGTATTTTTGTTGCCATGCCACAGCGCCAAGTTGTTGCCTATGGGTCGTCGTTTACGTTGTCTCCAGACCCAATGTTAATTAGGTGGTCTGATCTTGAAAACTTCTCATCTTGGACTGCCGCACCAACCAATCAAGCTGGTTCATATCGTATCCCAACTGGTTCCAAGATTGTCGCCGCCGTTCAGGGACCACAGCAGGGTTTGATCTGGACCGATCTTGATCTGTGGGCGATGCAGTATGTTGGAACGCCGTTTGTCTATGGCTTCAATAAAATTGGCTCAAACTGCGGCGCGATTTCCCGTCACTGCACCGGCCAGCTTAACGGCGCAATTTTCTGGATGAGCCAGAAGCAGTTTTTTATGTCGATGGGCTCGGGGCCGCAAAGCATTCCCTGCCCTATCTGGGACGTTGTCTTCCAAAATATCAACACCTCGTACCTTTACAAGGTCGCCTGTGGCGTTAATTCGCAGTTCAGTGAAGTGACTTGGTACTATCCATCGGCGAGTTCGACGGAGAATGATTCCTATGTTAAATACAATACGGTTCTCCAACAGTGGGACTATGGCTCTCTTGGTCGTACTGCTTGGATTGATCAATCTGTGCTTGGGCCTCCCATTGGTGCTGGGTCTGAT